ACCGGTGTTGTGGACCCCCTCATCGTCTTCGTTAGCGAGTTCTCGTTTGCAGTCCGGGCAGACTTCCCGCATCAGTTCACGTACGTCGTCGAGCAAGTGACGATCGGGCCCGTACCCGGGGGCGGGTCACCGATGTAGATGTCACCGGGGTACGGCTGCCAGGGCTGCACCTGCGGGTAGATCGGCTGCGGATTGTAGGGCGGGTAGTAGGGCCCATACGGCCACGACGGGTAGTAGGGACCGGCGACGCCGGGCATTGGCTGGCCACAATGGGGACAGTGGCCGCAGTGCCTGCAGGGTTGCGGTTGGCAGGGATAGTTCGTGTTGTTCGTGTTCATAGTAGTCAGTGCTGGATCGCAGGCACCCAGTGAGTGGTACGACCGTCCTTGGTCTCTTCCTTCACGACCGGGTTGCCCATCGGGTCCGTAGGATTACCATACACCGCAAAGCGCCTCTGGGCCCCACCTTTCGAACCATCAACGTTGCGGTAGGTGCTGATGGTTGCTCCACCCGAGTTGTAGCTTGCTCCCATCACATTGATGATCTGCTGGCGGAGTTGTTTCTTCTCGTTGGGAGTGAGCGAGCTAACTAGCCGGTGTGGAGAGATCTCAGCCAAGTACAGGGCTTCAGCTTTGACGTAGTTGCCGACGCCTGACACGACGCTCTGGTCCATCAAAGCTTCAGCGATCGTCTTGTTCGCTCGACGGGACAGCCGGAGCTGAAACTCCAACTCGTTGGGCGGATTCTTCAGCATGTCCGGTCCGAGTGATGCCAGCTTCTTCTTGGTCAGGACATCGCCGGGATCATAGACGAACTTGACCGTCCCGAAGTGCCGTGGGTCCCGGAAGTTGAGCGCCAACAAGCCGGTGCCGTAGCGGTTGCCGTCATCGACCCACAGGGTCAACGCCGTGTGCTTGTCAGGCTTCTGGGTGGTCCACTGCCCACTCATCCCGTAGGTGCACCAGACCCACCACCCGTCCCCGATCGACCAGTACATGAACTTGCCCTTGCAATCCACGGCATGGATGCGCAGGCCCTGCGTTCCAGTGAGGCAGGCATTGAGCTCAGCCATCCCTTCAGGATCTCTGTTGGCGTAACGCCCGCCGTTGCTCCCGCCGTGGTTCCTGTTGACTCCCACCGAACGCAGATGTTTTCCGACCAGCAACTTGCTGAGGTAATCCGCGCTGCGCCTGACTTCGGGTCCTTCGGGCATGACTCACTGTACCACAGCGTCACACCGCGGTACATGTACTTGCGCCCAAGACGTATAGCTATGATCATAGAGGTGCGTTATGCGGCGGATCTTGCTGTGGGCTGGTGCTGTACTCTTGCCGGCCTGCTGTGTCTGGTCGAAGACTTCTGCTGTGATCCCTGCGTCACAAGTAGCGTTGGTCCAGCAGCTCGAACAGGAGACGCCCGCTCTGGTCCGCTGGTACGACAAGGAACGCAAGGACGATGACAAGCCCGTCCACTACGACACCCCTGACGAGATCCCAGAAGACGCCAAGATCATCCTCGGCGCGTACTGCTCAGCGGTGTGGGTCAGCAACGACGTGATGTTGACTGCGGCGCACTGCGTCGATGACATTGGCAAGCCCAAAGCAGATCCCGTTGACCCCGAAGATCCAGCGTCGAAGCTGCTCAAACTCCTGCAGATGCTGCACAACGGACAGGACCCGACGAAGGAGGACCAGCGCTGGAACCCTGTAGGCCAGACGTTGTACTACTCGTTGCGTGGCGACATCACCACGAAGCATGAAACATACCACACCGCCGTCGTCAAAGCAGTCAACTGGGACAACGACATCGCGTTGGTGATTGCCAGCGAACCGGGCAGCCACCCCTACGCGCCGCTCCGAACAGGTGCCGTCCATGACGGCGAAGAGATCAACGTCGTCGGTCACCCCGCTGGCATGTGGTGGACATACGTCCACGGGTACGTGTCAGCCCAACGCCCCGAGTTCGATGATCACAACGGCCACGTCTACCCCGTCATCCAGGTGACGGCCCCGATCTGGTTCGGCAACTCAGGCGGTGGAGCCTTCGATGCTGACGGAAACCTCGTCGGCACGGCAGACGCTATCAGTCGCCAGGTCCCCAACACCGGTTACCTGATCCCGGCCGACAGCATCCGTGCCTTCATGGTGCACGAGCGGGTGATTCCGCCAGCTCGCTGACTGAGGCAGTTCTGACGTGGTCGGCCTGTTTCAGGTCGAAGGCGTACCACTGCTTCCTGGTGTCGTCCCAGACGGTGATGATCCCCTTGTCATCGGGCGCGCTCTTGACCAACCCCTCGTGGAGCTTGGTCTTGCCGTCCAACGTCCGCTGGAAGATGATCTTCCCGTCGAGCTTGACCCTGAGCTTCCCATCTTCGACCGCGAGGGGCAAGTTGCCGAGGTCAGCCTTGACTTTCTTGGCGCGTGGTGCTCGTGGTGGTTTGACCCTGGCATCCTTCAGAATCTTTGCAGCGTTGCTCACTTGGCCTCCCGTTGAGTGTACCAGCGCCAGTAGTCGGTGAGAGCGTGGTCGTTGGGTTGCTCGTCGCCGATGATGCCCTGGCAGAAGATCTCCCATGATCGGGCGCCGTACTCACCGATGCCGGGCAGGTCACGAGCGTGCTTCCACCCGCCGGCGAGGTACGCTTCCGTCATCTTTCGCATGTTGACGGTGCGACGGTTGGCGAAGCCGAGCGACCTGCAGACGTTGACGATGTCGGCAACATTGGCTTCCATGAACTGCCGGGGCCCAGGCCACCGGCGCTGGAACTCAGGCAGCACCTTCTCGACTTGCTTCCTCGACGTTTGATTCAGCATCATGCACGAAATCAGGATCATCCATTCGTTCGGCCACAGGTCCTCCTGGATCAACCCGAACGGGCTTCGTGGCGGCGTCCACTTGGGATTCATCGTCACCTCTCTGGATCAGGTCCAACAGTTCTGCCTGTTGCGCAACAAGCTCAGCTTGTTCTTTTCTCGCATCTTCAATCGCGTGAAGCGCGTCAGTGCGGTACTGAGCATACTGCTTGTCAGCATAGCCCACCACTCGCCCCCGAGCCTCGTCGATGCGAGCCTCCAGCGTTGCCCGTCGGTTCAACACGTGGTCCAACGCTTGCTTCTTCGCGTCAAAGACCTGTTGGACAGCCTGACGCCGAGCGTCAATCTCTTGCTGCTCTCGGTCACGCTTGAGGTCGAACTGTTGCTGTTCCAGCGATGGCTTCTCGGGCTTCTCGGGCGGGAACGCCGACTCGATCTGCCTCTTGTCAACCTCAGCCTTCAGCTCAGCGGCACGCCTCTTGGTCGCTGCGACATGACCCGCCACGTTGGTGACGAGGATGATGAGCGTCAAACAAATGATGCCGAGGTACACGAGCTCCATGTGAGCACCCTACCACAACCAACGGCGTTTTGACACCTCAGGCGTACTTGTAGCTGGTCAGCAGCTTTCCCGCCGCTTCGAGGTCGTCAGCAGTCTTGATCGACTGGTAGCGAGCTCGGCGGGGCACATGGACGAACTGGGTCGGGAACTCCTCCGTGTACTGCTGGAGCAAGCGCTCGTGCTGGATGACGAGGCGGGTCCCGACCTGCTTGCGAGTCCGGTGCCAGCGCCAGTCGACGTGAGCCTTCAACACGCTGGTGTCGATGATCATCGTGTTGGTGTTGTGCCACTTGGCCTCGTCAGCGAAGCCGGCAGGCAACCTCCAGTCCTCAGCGACCTGCAACCGGTTGTTGACGTAGGCCAGCACTCCTCCCTTGTCTCCAGGCTGGCGATCTACGACCTCGACAGTGACGTTGGCGCCCTGGCGCTTGTGGAAGCCCAGCAAGCCGGAGTGGGGCGAAGCCAGGACGTTGTCGACGTTGCAGACGTAGATGTGTTTGACGTTAGGGTTCTCGTCCAGGACACCGTTCTCGACGAGAGCAGGTCCTACGTCCCCGTGGCCGAGCGGGTACAGGTCCGGGACGCCAGGTGCCACCTGAGAGAGTCGGTTGTCCGGCGTCAGCCTGTAACCTTCGAACTGGGTGAAGATTGTCCCGCAGGTCCGTGGTGACAGGGCCAGCGTCTTCATGTGATGAGCGACGCTGTTCTGCATGTCGGGCGACGTCATGATCCAGACAGGCATGTCCCCACCCTGCATCAGCTTCCATGCCAACAAGCTGGTCTCCACGCCCGGGATCTTGGCGAAGACCTTTGGGCCACCCGCCCGAGTGCCGTGCCCTCCCGCCAGGACGACGAAAGCGACTTCACCCTTCTGGATCATCTCATCGCCCTGCTGTTCGTCAGCAGCAGTGACATCGCCGTAGCTGTAGACGCTCTTGGCATCAGGGTGATCGGGCAGGTACATTGCAGGATCTGCGTCCTGCCTCGTCGTCATCCGGATCAGTTCCTCGTCGGTGAGGGCACCGGGCCGGTGAACGCGCTCCTGGAACTCGGGCAGGACGTGTGCCAACTCTTCTCGTAGTGACCGAGCGAAACCGGGTTCAGCACGCATGGTCAGTTCTTGAACTGCCTGTGTTGGACGAAGACGGCGCAGCGGTCCTGGCCCTTCTTGGTGCACATGTCGAGCATCCGCTCGAGGTGGCCCTTGGTGAAGACCAACATGTACCCGTCCTTGATGGTGGCAACAGCGACTCCCTCGCGGTCCGCCATGTCGAACAGGTCCTCGATGCCGATGTCCTTCTTGACGCTCTCGTCGCTCATTGTGGCAAGGTACTCCGCCACGCAACGAAGGTCACTCGACCGGGAGACCCAGTTTCTTCCAGAGGCGCTTGTTGTATTCGCCGAAGGGCCCAGCGAACAGCACCGAGGGCTTCACCCACCGGATGACGCCGCTCTCTGGCGTGTTGATCGAACCCTCAACCTCGCAGGCGAAGGTGTAGGTGACGAAGCCATCGGCATCACGACGGACGAAGACCTGGTGCAGGTTCGATGCAGTCAGGCCCGTCTCCTCCTGCAGCTCGCGGGCCGCAGCGTGCTCGGGAGTCTCACCGGGATCGACCTTGCCACCGGGCAGGCCGAACGCGGTCGGGTCGTCCTTCCGTGACACTGCCAGAGCATGGCCATCGTCGGTCAGGATCAGGCAACACGCGGCGCACTTGGCGTCCTGTTGCTGCGCTGCTTCTTCGGCCGCCTCGTCTTCGAGGACGTTTGAACTCGCTCCAGGTCTCACTCCAGCGTCTCCTGTCGAGGTCGGGTAGACGGGTCCACCGACTCCGTCTTTGCCGAACTGCTTGTTGCCGAAGCCTACCAGGACTTCTTGGATGTATTCACGGAGCAGGTTGCTCATTGTGCCTCGCTGAGGGGAACGGGCATGAAACGGTGCTGGTGCAGACGGGCGCTTCGCTCAGGTTGGGAGCCGCCGGCTTCTCTTCGTGCTTTGAGCACAGAGTGGCGACCGCCAGTCCCGCAGCGAACATCCACAGCAACAGCACTCCGCTCCAGTTTCTCATCGGTCAGTCCTCGCCCTCACTCAACTTCATGTCGAGCAGGTTGTACAAAGTCTGCCGCGCTGCGTCCCTGTCACCACGGAAACGCTTGACGAGCTGGGGCCACTTCCTCGCAACGTAGCGGTGGACGCGCACCTTGTGGTGGTGCGACCTCTCGCCCATGTGCTCCAGCCAGTCGTTGGCAACGACGCGAGCTTCGTGGCTACCCGGAGTGTCCTGATCGCGGATGCCCGTCCCGCGGAGGACAGCCATCATCTTCGGGTCGATGCGGAGCTCGTCGAGCGTCGCTCGGATGTACTGGCGGAGCAGATTAGACATCAGGTCCTCGGTTTCAGGAGCGCTTTGACCAGCCAGCTGATGGCATCCACGATGGCCTGCAGGGCTGACTTGGAGGGCTGCACGGGAGGCGTCACCGGGGCCGGAGGGGGTACCGGTGTCGGGACTGGTGCGGGAGGGTCTGGGGGCGGCGGAGGGGCCACGGGAGCCGGCTGGTCCTGCACCAGGACCGGGATGCCGAGCTTGTCGGGGTCCCACCACTCGACCAATGGTCGGCCCCAGGACGACATGACGTTGCCGGTGCCCTCGGTGATCGCGTTGTTGGAGCGACCGCCGCCGCCGTGGTCAGCGTTGCCCTGGGCATCGATCGGGCCCAACAGCCACTCAACGTGGTCATTGTTCGTCCCGGGCGTGTTGTAGTGCAGCAGCGAACCGGGCTTCGGCATCGTCTTGCCGTCGAACTTGACGAGGGCACCCGTGTTGATGCCGATCTGCCGGACCCACGACACTGCCATGCCCGACTGGTAGGGCTTGTTCAGGATCGCATCGCGGACGCCCGCTTCAGCCATGATGCCGAGAGCGGTCGTCGCGCAGTTGGTCGAGATGGTGACGACCTGTTCGGGGCTATCGACCCCGCGTGCCACCAGCTTGCCCAGCTCCGCACGTCGTTCGCTGAGGCTGCACCCCACGTGCGACTTCACCAGCCTGATGATGCGGTCAGCGGGCTGCTCGTTCGGGACCAGCGGCTGCTGGTTGATGGGCACGTTGGCATGGTCGGGAGCCGGGTGCTCGACCGGCGGTGCGGGCGGAGCCGGAGGATCGACGGGAGCGGGCTTCACCAGCGGCTGACCGTCGGGCGTCAGGAACAGCTGGCGCTCCCGCATCCGGCGGTTGTAGAGTCCCTTGTCGGTCGTCAACACGCCGTTGACCGTGGCCTTGCACCACAAGAGGAATGCGTCTGCAGCACCGGGCACGTCGCCAGCATTGAGCTTGGACCGGATCGATGAGACCTTGAGCGAGCCAGTGCCGCAGTTGAAGGTGAACGACACCAACGCATCGAACATGTTCTGCGTCAAGCCGGAGTAGGTGATGTCTGTGTTGACAGCACCCTCAGCGACGCCGACGTCCCCGGCGAGGATCTGAAGAGCCTGATCGTGGGTGATGCCGTTCGGGAAGGACTCACCTGGCCTGACCACATGGCCGATCCCGATTGTGGGAATGCCGGCGATGTCTTTGTAGACATGGTCGACCTCCCCCTCTTCGCGTGCGATGAAGTTAAGTCCATTCTGAGACGTCTTCATGCCACTAAGTATGGTCGTGCAGCCGACACCAGAGCGGTTCTACGGGTACAAGCACTGGACGCTAGAGGAAACCCCTCGTTGCTTTTACGTTGGTCGTGGGCTCTTACGACGAGCATCTGACCTGAAGAACCGAAACCACAAACACAAAGCAATCGTCGAACGCTACGGTGTTCGGATCGAAGTTTGTGTAGGTCCCGTTAGTTTTGATGCTTCCAATGAGTGGGAAGTCAAAACAATCGCAGGTGAGAAGACGTTTTCAACCAATCACTCGCACGATGATCCGAACGACATTGGCTGCAACTTCACATTGGGTGGCAGCGGCGGGTATGGTTGCACGTTGGGCAAGGTGGGCGATGTCAACCCCGCTAAACGTGCTGAAGTGAGAGCCAAGATTTCGAAGACGTTGCTTGGACACCCACCTCATTCGGCCGCAACGTCACCCAAACCAGAAGCTTGGCGTGCAAAGATCGCAAAGAGTTTGACCGGTCTCAAACAGTCTGAAGCGACGAAAATCAAACGTCGTCAGACATTACGTGGCAAGTCGCAACGTTGTTCGTTGTGTCATGAAACAGGACATAAGCGTTACCGTTGTCCACGATTACCCCCGTCGGAGCAGCACCCACCCGTCAAAGATGTCACGAGTGCCAATTTCGGGTGTGACCTTCTCGCTAATGATTGAAAACCCATTAGCAAGCAAAAAAGGTACCGCGGTCCCGCCCTTGCCGTCGTACTCGCCCGTATCATAACGCCAAGTGTCATCGAACAAGACGAAAGCATGGGGTGCGAACAACGGGAGCAGTGCGTTGGCTTGAGCGAAATGAGTTGCTTGCGAATTAACGTTGTTCATGACAGTGCCATCGATCTCGAGGTAACGACCCGTCTGGAGGCGCCAGGGCTTGCTGACGTTCTTGGGAAAGATCCAGTCGAAGTTGTCGAGGTAGGCGAAAGCGACGGGCTTCTGGGGAGGTGATTTGGTGAGCCACTCCTCACCCTTTGCACATATGACGTTGGGCGTCAAAGTACGTGCGTTATCAGCGATCGCAGGATCGAAGTCACAAGTCCAAAACTCCATGCCGTGTTGAACGCACCAAGTGTGAAGCCAGGCAGTGCTGCCCTCACCTCGTTCTGATCCGATCTCGACGCAACAGACTTGTGACAAGTCTGTGCCAGTCCCCAAAATTTCGTCAATCACTGCGTATTTGCTTGATCCCATGCCTAAATCTACCCCGGGAGATCATCAAATGACAGTCATTACGAGCATTTCATTCACGTCGGCGTCCATTGGCATGCAGACGCTTGTCGCAACGGGAAGTCAAGCTTGGGTTGCTCCGATCACCGGTCCTGTATTCCTTGAGGGTTGCGGTGGAGGTGGAGCAGGAGCTGGGGGCGGCGCAGGTGGAGGCGGCGGTTCCATCCTGATGGATGCTATCGTCAGCGTCACGTCTGGTACCACATACTGGATTGGTATCGGCGCAGGTGGCATCGCTCCGACTGACTCTCCTTCGATGGGTGGTCAAGAGATCGGTGGTGCGGGTGGCTCCACAACGTTCTCTATCAGTAGCAGCACCCTTCTCTCGTCGTTCATCGGTGCGGCGGGTGGTGACGGTGGCGATGGAGGCGGACATAACGGCGCCGCGGGTGCAAGTGATGCAATCACGGGCCTTGTCGCGGTTGCGGGTCCGGGTTATGGTGGTCTCGGTCAGGGACAGATCTACACGGCTTCGTCCGGCAGCGCGAACCTTCACAACGTCTTCCAGGGCGGCGCCCCAGGCGTCGTTCAATCGGGCAAAAACCCAGGTGGTGGCGGTGGCGCCGGCCCCTACGGCAACGGCGGCAATGGTGGCACCGGAACGGGCGCTGGCAGCGCTGGACAGTCTGCAGCAGCGAACACGGGTGCAGGAGGCGGTGGTGCCTCGGGGGCAGGAACGTACCCGGGTGGCAACGGTGGGTCTGGGCAATTGACACTCGTTTGGTTTCAGTGAACCCGAAGCTGGCAAGCTAATCACTCGCCAGCTTCACCGTTTGCTTCGTTTGAGCAACTCTTTCAATTGCTTCACTGTCATGACGATCTTACGATCATCGTCGAATTCGAGTCGTTCGTCAAGCAAACCCTGGGTATAACAGAACTCATCAGTGTCTGTCTCCCTAAGAAGACGCTCTTGCCAAGCTGGGGCGCAGGGCCCATGAGGGTAATGTTTCTTCATGTTACCCATAGCTAGGCCACAGCATCTAGCTTTTTCAGATCACTCAGGCTGCAGGCTTGGCGCCCGAAGACTTCAGCTTCGCGACGCTGGACCGGATGAGTGCCTCGATCTGTGTCGACAGGTCCTTCATCTCAGCGTCCACTGCCTCGGGCGGGTACTGCCCTTTCAGCTTCTCGCCGATGCCGTTGACCAGGGACTGCAGCATCTCTTTGACGCTGCCGGTACCGCCCGCGGGAGCCAGAGCTTCCTGGACGAGTTGCTTGAGGAGGGTTTCCGTAACGGGGGTGCGCGCCATGAGGGTAACTAGGCCCCTCAGCGGACGCTAGCAACGGCTTCGTCGACCCACTTGGCGATGGTGCCCGGGAAGGGCCACATCCACCCGTACGAGGGACCGGTGAACTGGGACGCGACCCATGCCTTCATCTCCGAGCTGTTCCAGTTGGTTGCCCCGTAGTCCTTGTCAGCCTGGAGCGACTCGGTGTACGCCTCCATCTCGAACCTGGCCCGGAAGTACGCGAGGCCGATGGGCAGAAAGACCAACAGGTACAGGAAGGCGAACAGCGGGAACGTCAGCTTGCGCGCCTGGCGCATGTGGACCCGCTCGTGCCGGAGCAACGAGCACTTCTCAGCCTCGCTGTAGGTGGCCCAACCCGAGGGAACGTAGACCGTGTTCCAGATCGTTGTCACGAATGAGTCCATGAATGAACTCACCATGAAGTGGCTGACCAGCTTCATGAACCAGCTGTCGGCCTTGTTGACGATCTTGAAGTCCGGGAACTCTGCGAGGACCTCGGCCTGGAGGGCATTGAAATCGGGCGCCATGCCCTTACGTATTCTTCCTGGGCGGCACCTTGATCCGGCCTTCCGCCACCGCACGCTTCAACGCCCCGATCACGTCGACGACTTGTCCAGCCGCCCGGCGAGCATCGATCTCGAACGGGTTGTCGTAGTACGGGTGGGCATGGGCACAGAACTTCAACCCGACGTAGGCTGCGGTGTAGAAGATCGGGAGGAAGACGCCCAACACCATGCCCTGGCGAACGTGTTCCTGCTCGTGCCGGAGGGTGATGCGACCCCGGTGAGTGTCAACAGTGCCATTGATGATGACGACGTTTCCGACAGTGTGCCCGTTCCAGTGGCGCCAGGCGCGCTGCAGGATCCTGGGCATCCGGTCGTGGTTGACATTCCAGACCAGAGCGTCGCCGTGGCGACCCTGGTTCGTGTACCACCCGAGGATAGTGAAGATCGACGTGTAGATGAGACCGAACAACGTGAGCGGGAGGGCCCACAACCAGCCCAACGTCCGCCACGGTTGCTTCATGTCCCACCTCCCACGAGGGTAGGTAGGCCACGAGGTTCAGAAGTTCACAATCGAGACAGTCACTTGGGAAGGATCACGTGCGGCGCTTTCGGCTTGAACTCGACGTACTCGCCGACAATGCGCTTCTGCCGCTTCCCGAGCTGCTCAAACTTCTCGTTGAAGCCCTGGGCCAGGACCACCTTCTCGACAAAGAGGTCCTCCCAGGTAACTTTGGGGAGCGTCTCCCTCAGCTCCCGCAGGTTGGCACCCTCGACCACTGATGCGCCGTCCTTGTAGAAGCACACCGTCGCCACACCAGCCGGTGACTCGAACTCGACCAGCTTGCCGTCCTCCGAGAACTTTTCACCCTCGGCCCGAATGACGTCCTTCAAGCCCTCCAGGTCAGCCTGCAACGTCTTGATGGTACGGTTCAGCTCGACCGCTTTCGCGATGGCCTGGCTCACTCGAGTGTTTTTGACTGCCATGCCTCCAGTCTACCACAGTCGAGCATGACTTACACTGTTTTCGGCGCATCCTCGGAAGGACCCCAGAGGGGGTCGAACGTGGCGACGAACTTGTCCCAGGTCCCCTCCTTGAGCATGCTCTTGAAGGCCATGTCCTCGAACTGCTCCTTGATCAGGTCCCAGTTGCGGGGAGCACCTGACGACCTCATCTTCAGTGCCTCTTCGTCGGACCAGGCCTGGAAGTGGATGAGGTCGAAGTTACGCTTGAACTGCTCCTCGAACGTTGCGTTCGCACGCAGCCGGCACAGCTCGTCATAGTCGTTGGCCAGCTCAGTAGCACGCACGTCGCCGATGCCCGGGATCCCGGGGATGTTGTCGCTGCCGTCACCGCGGAGCGCCTTCCAGACGACGTACTCGTAGTCGGGGGCCTGGACGTACTTCTTGGTGACCGGGTTGTAGAGCTTGACGTTCGAGAACTGTTGCAACAGCTGGATGAAGTCGGAGTCTGTCGACACGACAGTCCATTCGATCGCGCTGCTCGAACGCTTGATCAGGTTGTAGATGAGGTCATCGGCCTCGAAGTCCGGGTGCTGGACCACGGTGACGGGCAGCATGTGCTCGAGGATGCGGACGATGATCTGGTTCTGGCGCCGGTAGTCCTCCT